CCTGTATAGGTCAATATATCACTATCTCTACCTTTCCTACCTACTATAGCTGCATTATCTCCTACTGATGTAATAGGAGTAGATGTAGATACTGAGCCATTTACAATATAGGTAGTATTAGCTGCTAATGTAGATGGCAGATCTCCTGCTGTTAGTACATTTACTACATTAGGCTCAGATGCTGATCCTGTAGAACTTATGGTAATATCATCAGTGCCTGATACAATAGATATAGATGACCCTGCTACAAGACTTTTAAACTCTAAATCTGTACCTGTCTTTTGTTTGAATACACCCTCTCCTGCTCCTACATTGGATGCAGTGTTCACTTCACCAGTGCCTGTAGATGGTGTTGTAACGTATGCCAATGAATCTGCTTTAGACAAAACCACTCCATCTCTTACCACAAATGCCTCATCTGCTGTGATGGCATCTTTCAAGGACTGAGCTTCGGCTAGTACAAAAAAGTCATAGCTCCCAATAAAAACAGTTTGATTCGCAGGAACTGTTACTTGTATCTCTTTTATATAAAGAGAACTGCTTGTTAAATTCTGTATTCCTATTTGTATGCTCATAGTTTATTTTTAAGGTACGCAAGCAGCAATTGCAATAATTTCTCCACCCACAGCAACTTGAATTACTCCTGTTGCACTTGGATATCCAACTACTGCATAATATCCATCATTTGCAGGTGTTGCTCCATTTACATCCTGAAACATTATGTCTCCAACGGCAGGATTTCCTGGCGTTCCATTTATTGGAAGATGATAAAAAGTAGTCGCAGAGACAACGGTACACAAACCACTAGCATTAGTAGGTGTTGCATTATTTAAAGTCGTTTGAAAAGACGATAGAGCTGTTCCACTAGCACACTCTGGTGTTATTGTAATATCAGCAGTAGAGCATGGGCTTATAACTGTAATTGTAGCTGTAGCTGGTGTTGCGTTAGGTTTAGGTATAATCATTCTGCAAGTACCAAGACCTGAAGCTTGTAGCTGTACTGATGCAGGATTAACTGTTACGCTCTGAAGGTTTCCTGTCGCATTAAACCCTGTACCATTGAATTGATACTCACTAAGACTGTTAAATGTATTTCCAGATATGCTACAATCAAAAGCAGATACACCTAAATATATTGGCTCTGTTCCTGTACTTGTCAAATATCCAAAATTAGCTGAATAAACAGAGTTGTATGTAGATCCATCGTACTCTACCTTTATACCATCTGGAATAGAATTAACATCAAGTTCAATTTCTATTGCACCTGTTGCTGCTCCTAAATCAACTTGAATTGTATAATAGCCCCTGTCTGTATCCATAACTAATGTGTCTCCACAAGCAAGTTGACAAGAGTTACAGAGTACTGTAGCTTGTAAAACGCCACCTACCTGCTCTCTTACAATCCCTCCTATAGAGTACCAACCATCTGCTGCTTTAGTAAATAGAGTAATATCTGTAAACACAGCAGTTGCTGTCTCAAGTGTCGGTGCGTCTAAATAATATGTTCCTGAAGTAGCCATTTATAATGTTTTAACATCCACAGCAAGCATCATCTGCACTTGTGTTTGAATGACACAAAGTAACAGTTGTAGGTACTCTGTAGTCATAGATTAAATATAGATATTGATCCGTACTTGTTGGCATTGTAAATGTTTCAAAGTATCTACCTACACCGCCAGATGGAGGAGCAGGGAACAATGTAGCAGCACCAAGTAAGGATATAATATCTGCTGAATTATTGTTATATAAAGTATTTGTTCTTAAATATCCTAATCTATTGTATGTTGTGTCATAATCAAAAGTATCGCTCTGTAGCTTTCTACTTATTATACTAACAGTTGCACCATCTATTGGTATAACCCCACCACCTTCAAATCCATTTACTGAGCTGTACTGAGAAACAAGAGGTGATGAAGTTCCTGAAGCCAATGAAATTAATTGAGAGTGCAATGGAGATGTGAAAGTTCCAGATGTCCACTTATATTCATTTCTTATCGTCTTAGTTGAATCTGCACTATTCGATAGGCATACTTGTATTATTGTAACTTCATCAGCATCTGGACATCCTATAGACAACTCTATAGTAGCCTCTCCACCTAGCATTGTGATAGATACATCAGCAGTTTGAACATCTACTAAGTTCTTGTTAATCGGAGTCCCTGTCCCTGGGACTGCCAAAGGTGGCAGGAGGTCTGTCTGAACAACTCCATTGTAATTGGTCTCTATAGTAATCGCTGCACTTGTAGTTATTACGTTGTATGCAACAGAACAGTCTCCTACATATTGACCTAAATCAACTGTAAAGGTTATTGGATTAGATGCACTTACATTAAATGTTCTTCTTACACCACAAGCAATAGGCTCTATAACCACAGGCACTAAAGTATTGTTTGACGAAAGCACATACTCTTTCATATAAGGATCGTAACCACCTAGCTTTTGGGTATCTCCATCTTCTAAGAATAAGTTCCTAAACCAAGAGGACATCCCAAAGTTAGAAATTACAACAAGCTGATCATTATTATAAGAGCTTCCTTTTAGCTGTAGCAGTACACCCCTTTTTGAATCGGTAAAATATTTATCGTATCCATACTGAGCAAAAGACTCTGGATTGTGGCTTATGCCATATTCCTCTATTCTTGCTATCTGCGTTCCAAGAACTTCAGGTACAGATGTTATTGCACCCCCTGCTGCTGAGTCTGACAGCAAGTTCTTTCCTGCCAACACATAAGATATTTTATCTTCTTGTAGTACAAGGATATCTGTAGATCTTGCAAAAAGCTTTCTTACAAACCCAAAAGATGGCTCTAGTGACTTGAAATTCAACAGACCAAGATTAAACTCGTTTAGGTTGTTTAAATTGTAGTTATATGTCCCACTATATGTAAGATCAGCAAAGCGATGAACCTGCTTATATTCTTCTCCCTTCAAAACAGAGTTTGTTCTATTTCCTAGTCCAAAGGTGCTTCTAGTAATTGAATCTCTTATTTTGTAACTTTCAGCACCATTTCCAAAAGTAAAGCAATTTTCAAATGCAGTATCTATTATTGCAGGCAATATTGCTGTTTGGTTCTGTACATTGCCCTCATGGAAACCACCTGTTATTGGATAAGACACTGGAGATTCATACCATATATCAGGAGCAGCATCTTGAGGTTCTGTTTCAAATATTAGAACATTTCCTCCTCTTATTATTTCAATCCTAGCCTCAACATATGATGGAGAAAGTGCAGCAGCTTCCGAGCTTGATTTTATTAAAAGAAACTTTTTAAGCCCATCTTCATAAAATCTAAAAAAATTAGAATTAGCATCTGATCCAACATTAGCAGGCAGATCTGTTTTACTTGCTGCTAAACTTGAATCATACTTCATAAATAGGTACTTAGGGGGATTAGGGTTTATAAATGGAGGTGCTTGAGGCGCTCCTAATCCTCCACCAAAACCAAAGAAACCTAAAGATTCTGTTCCATCTGCTAGTGTTTCGTATATACTGTCTCCCTCCCACCAATCTTTAAATGTATTATAAGTCTGAGATACTACATATTCTTTTTCAAAAAAATATTGTCTTTTAGGTGTACCAAAAAAACCATTTTCAGCATCTCTTCTTATCTCAAATTTAAACTTAACAATATAGCCTGTTTCTAGTTTTTCATCTTGTATATATACAGGACTGGCTTCATCTCCTGTAAAGTTTATAGGATAAGCTAAAATTGGATAGTCAGTTATCCCATCTGTATATAGACCTGTGTCTACAGCAGTCTCTCTTTTTAATCCTAGGTCTATGTATAGCCTCTGAGTATTGTCTATTGTTAGGTATGCAGATTTGAATTTTGCATACACTCCAGATGGAACAAATAAAACTTCTCCATTTGGATATGTAACATTGATAAAGTCTTCTTCTTGTGCTTTTTTCTCTAAAACAATAGTTTCTTCACACCTAAGTTGAGGACCTAAAGAGTTCGCCTTTATTCTTAAAATATCCCCCTCTTGTACTTTTTGAGCATTCTCGCCATCTAGTCTTACATATACAACATCTGAATTAAAGTCTGTAAAATAAAACGTTGAATATATATTTTCATATATCTCTCTATCTTGCTTTATTGCAAACTTATATCTAGTTGCAAATGCTGGAGGTATTTGATCTGTAGGTATCTCTACTCGTAATTTGTTTTTTGTTATACTATTCTCACATGGTATATGAACAATGTTTCTTTGACTTACCAATACACTTGTAGACCTATTAAACTCATCCATGTATACTATTCCTACTTCATAGTCTCTATTGCTATGCAAGGAAGATGTTTCTGATATAGACTGATAAACTACTTCAGTTCCAGTTATACTATAGTATTCATAAGCATTACTTACGCCATCACTATAAACTGTTGCAGGAAGCTTAATCCTTATATGATTCGTAGCTCCTCCTAAAACGCTCATCCCTTCTCCTGGGTTGTTTATACCACTGCCCGTTTTAGCCCAAACAATCCCATTGCCATCAACCTTATTTTGAGGAGTTAAACAGTTTACTAAATCAGTAAATGTGAACCCATCACAAGCATCTGCAATAGGCTGTATGGTTGTTGACCTTCCGACTTTGTCTCCAAAGTTTTGACTAAACTGAAGATCTTGTACTGTAGCAAAATCTTGATTTAAAAAATAAGCAAAATTAACTTCAGTTGAGCCTATCTGAGAAAGACCAGAGGGGGGTTCGCTAGTAAAACTACCATGATCGAAAGTAATGGTAATGTACAAAATTCCATTTGCCACTAAATCAACTCCTGTTAAATCAATATCTATCTCAGAGTCTAACTGAGTAACAGCTCCATCTATGTTATAAACACCATCAGACGTAGTTGAAATAACAGGTCTTAAACCTATTTCTTCTGTCAAATACTCTACCTCATAGTCTATTTTAGTATCCTGCCCATTTGAGTCTATTAAGTCAAACCCATCAACATAGTTCCCATACACAAGCCTACTTCCCATAACAGTCTGTGCTTGTGCCTTTAGAGGAACATTGTCATATAGCCTTAATATCTCGTCATCATTAAGTACGGTATATATCTTATTGTTTGAAAACTGATAGGTATAGTCTTGATTATCCGAATATCCCAACTCTTTTTTGTTAAGCTTTTCTATAACACGAATAACAGGGTTACTTGCCTCCTTAAATAGCAAATCAATTCCGACTACAAGCTCACTACCTGAATTAAATGTTATAATTGCAGTATCGTAAAAGTTCTCCATACCCTCATTTAGATACGAGTCACCTTCGTACTGAAAAGGTTTTGCCACAAAAGCTACATTCGTAAACTGAGATGTTGCAGAGTACTGATCGTTCTCGTATCTATATCTATATGCAAAACATATGAATCTATCTACTAAAAAGTTCTGTTCTGATCCTATGTTGGTTAACTCAAAGGTAGGGCTATTTAGAGGCGGTTTTTTTACCACTAATAAAGACTCTGCAAATATTAAAGGACTACCTCCTCCATCAACATAAGCAGGAGAAGGGTCTGGATAGTTTTTCTCAACATCAATAACCCTTGGTTGGTTAAGATTGTCCGTAAAGAACAAAAGATTATCAACCTTATTTACGCCTGTTATTAAGTACTGAGGGTCAAAGTTTAAGGTTGTATCAACTCCACCTCCATCGTCAACACTGATAACATGGTAGGTAAGTGAGGATTGGTTGACATCATATGAAACAATAAGGTCAAGCTTACCTGTAGCTTGTCCTCCTGTGTGACTAGGGTCTGTTATAAACCAATATATGGTCTCTTCAGCACCATCCTCATACGCACCGATACACTTTGCATTATCGCTTAGTGGTTGGTTGTCATACTCTATAAAAGTAAGCCTTGTGTTACCTTTTGAGTTTTCTACAGATCCTATCTCAGATAATTCAGTAGAGCCTATCCTTACATTGAGTGCATCTATATATTCTCCATTGGGAACAAGTCTCTCATCTAAAGACTTATTCATCTTACCCTTGATGAAATTTCTCTGTAGTTTTGCCATATTATTTAATCCACTTATCCTGACCTCTCATATTCATTAGAAGCCTACCTGGATGTATATTGCTTAATCTTATTTTTGAGTTCCTTAGAAGTGCTGTCTTCTTTTTCATTGCCCTACGGACAACATACTCCTGCACCCCTAATTTAGCGTCTAGTATTGAATATGTGATGTACGCATATACAAACTCTTCAAATAACTTATTTACAGTTATTAGGCTATCATCACCATTCTCCATGCCATCAGAGATGTACTCTAGTATACACTTCTCGTCAGCCATTGTAGAATCAAAGTTTATAACACCTCTCTTTCTGTCAATAGTAAATGTAGGATTGGCATTTGCTGTCTCTGTATTTAGTCCGAATCTCGCTCCAACGTGATAATCAAAGTACCAATACCCATCACAGCAATATCCCTCTAAGCCATCAAACTGACTGTTCTGATTTAGGTATATGCTCTTCTTTGTTCCTTTGATCCTATCTATATCTATAGTAGAATACTCTGGCTTCAGTACATTACCTGATTCATCAAATAAAAGATTGCAGTCATTATCCTGAAGATAACCGACTGCTGTATTTGTCTGTATATTCTCTGTAAGTGGTCTTAGAACGCCATCTTTATATATAGATATTCTAACCCAATTTACATAGTCAGATGGAAGTACAAACCTCAAACTGTCACATACATCAAGCTCCAATACCTTTACCTCCTTGAATGCATCGTAGTTCAACTCTTGGATTGCTCTCTTTGCGTGGAATAAGATCTTGTATCTATTCTCATTATTAACTAAAGAGTGATTGCCATGGTACATTAACTGATAGTTGTTTACAATGTCATATAGACTAACATACTGATATGACCCCCAATTTTGGTCTGTAGGAGAAGCACCTGCGTTCTCGTAGTACTGGTATTGTGATATATATGCCATTATTTTTTCTCTTGTGTGTTTTGTTGTTCTTCAGCCTTCGCAAACTGGATAGCCTGTATCTCTCTTATCTCCATACCTGCCATCTGAAGTATCTTTAGAATCAGATCGTACTCATCATCTATAGATAACTCAAAGTCTTGGTAATCAGCGATAGATTGATTAAATGCAGGCTCTCCGTTTGGAAGTGTTGAATATGTCCATTTAGGGTCTTTCGGGTATCTTATATACTGAGCCTGAACCTGGCTTGCAGTATTTATCGTACTTGGAAAAACTTCTATAGTGCTACCATTCTGTACATAGGCAGGAAACTTTTCAGTAGGTGCTGTAAGTAGAGAGTTGTTCAACATTGTAATGTTGCTGTGGCTAACTTTCTCAGCCTCACCTAAGAACGATCCATCTACAGCGTAGCATAGAACCTTATTTATTAAATAATAGTCATCTCCTGTGGTTATTTGAGATGGCAGAAAAAAGGAATTTAAAACATCTTGAGTCAAGAACTTTGTCTCAGACAAACTATCTATTACCTCCTCGTACTGCTTCTTTATGTCAGCGTATCCAGTGCCTGAAGTTCTTGCGTTCTCTTTGTTTACTTGATAGTTATAATCCTTAAAGTAATCATCAAAAATATCAAGCTGTGCTTGCTTTGCATAAAGATTAAAGTCAGCAGGAGAAATATATCCGTAGTTATTCTTATTTAAAATTGAAAGAACCGTTCTTCTTACTGAATCTATCATAGTCTTTTTTTACAAATATACAAAAAAAAAGAGAGGCACGATCACACCCCTCTTTAAACAAAATACAACAGATGAGTGTTAGATTTGCTTTTCTAAATATTCCAATACAGGTATGCCATCATCTGTCTTCAAGTAAGAAAACAAAGTTGTTATGGCATCATCTCCGTAAGCAACATTTATCAATTTCTTTTTATTTCCCTTGGTATTAAACCAGATCTCTTTGTCTTTATTTCTTGTGGTCAATATCCCCTCTGAGAAAAACAATTTACACTTTGATTTTAAGTTAATATCAGAGTCGTTCACTAAATTTAAGAAATCCTCTGGATAGTTTCTAGCATATACTATAATATCTCTCTTTAATTCAGATGTAGAGACCTTAGAAACATCTCTGTTCATTATTATCCTACCTACCATTTCAAGCTGCTCTATAGACAAGCTCTTGGCTTCTATGAGGGCATCTACTTCTAGGTTGATGATTTCTAATTCCTCTTCAGCGTCTTTCTTGCCATCTACCATCTCAAACTTCTTTCCGTTCATTGGATGAAGATCTAAGAACTGCTGTAGTACAGGATTTGTTCTTGGTACTCTCAAAAATCCATCTGTAAAGATTACTGGCTCTAGTATAGCGTTTCCATCTTGTTCATCCTCAAAAGGACTCTTCTGATTTCTTGCGTATCTAATTGGTCTGTTAATTCCTTTCTCTTCATCAAAATACAAAAGAGGTGTCCTAGATGTACTCCTCGTTGGTATTATAAAAGATAGTGGTGCATTGTTTCTCGTAAGGCGATATACCTTATCTTCTAAAATTTTAGCTTTCATTATATTAAATTTTTAAAAAAGGGGCATCCCGAAGGACACCCCATATGGAAATTAATTAATCTTCAAAGATTACGAAGTTGTTTGCTCCCATTACACATACTGCTCTCTCAGACAAGAAGTGTACCTCCATTGCATCAAGATCGTTAGTCATAGCACCGCCAGCAGAACCTGTCATCCAAGTTTTGTATCTTCTGTCCTCAGATTGAGAAGCACGATATCTAACGTGAAGGAATGGTCTCTTAGCGTTTTTGCCTAGAATTTGGTCGTAAACAGTAGTAGTACCTGCTGGAACTAATAGTCCGTTAATACCACCTATACCTGCTGCTAGACCTCCTCTCATTGTAGGATCGTTAAGATATTTCCAATCTGTTTTATAGAAATCATATCCTCTACGGAATCCTGAGAATCCAAGGTTTAGAGCCATTTGCTCAGAGTTGTCAAACAGACCATAAGAAGTACCACCTGCACCATAAGAGTTCTGAGCAGCCAACATATCGTCAATTGCAAAAGTCATTTCTCTGTTTACGAATAGTACATTCTCTTCGATAGCTCCTTGAGCATCAAGTCTTGTGATGATGGTATCAAAATCCGTAAGAGCATTAGGGATACCACCTGCCCATACGTTACCTCTTGTTTGAACAGCGTTGAAGATACCTTCAGTTCCTGTAAATCCTGCTGCTAATGCACCTGAACCTGCACCTGCTGGAACTGCTTCGATCATAGCTGTCTCAAGGTAGTCGTCAAAACGTAGACGAGTCTCATGCTCAGATTTCAAGTACCATAGGTATCCTGTAGCACCATTCTCTGTGCTTACCTCAACCCATCCGATTTGAGTCATGTCAGAACCAGTCACTTGGTATTTGTCTTTCAAGATGATAGGCTTGTTCTCAAAGATAGTAGAATCTCCTTCCAAAGAACCATCCATACCTGCTGTTCCTTTAGCGAACTCAGATCCATAAACAAATACTGTTACATCAGAATTACCAACACCTGTACCAGCAGCAACTAGACCACCTGCTTCGTAGAAAGAAGCAGTGAAAGTGTTAGTTGTAACAGCAGTTACGATACCTTTGTTTACACCTGCACCTGAGTTGAAAGAGATAAGAACTGTCTGTCCTACTCTGATAGCAATATCAGGAGTACCCAAAGCACCTGCTGTAGAGGAGATGTTTTTGTCAGCAACAACACCTGCTGGATAACCACCTGGAGTAGTAAGGTTATCGTTTACTGTAAATGTTGCTGTAGTAGCACCTGCGAGTGTAGCAGCAGGAATACCTACTTGAGTATAAGAAACGTGCAATCTTCCTTGCTCTGCCCATTTGATAAGGTCAGACTCGCAAGGCATCTCAGCTCCTACAAGTCTAAGGAAAGATGCTACTGAACGATTTCCATATCTCTCAAACTCTTTCTCGTAAGTGTCTGGTAGATACTGATTCAAGAAATCAAAGTTAGTAATATAATTTGTTGACAATGCAATCTGCGTTGCCGATGGTTGCAACCCAAACGTGGGTAATGCACTAAATGAACCTGCCATTGTTATTCTTTTTTAATAGTTTTCTAATTTTTTTTGTTTTTAATTTTCAAGCCACGACTCGAAGGTTGACTCATGGCTTTAATCTTCATGCCTCCTTTAGAAGTAACTTCAGGTGTTCTGCGTTCACTCATGTTTACATTTTTTGTCTTACGCATAACATCTTCGGTAGCTTCAGATTTACCTTGCTCATAAAAGAACTTAGCAAACTTTTCAGGATTCATTGCAACTGCTAACGCTCGGTGGTATCCAACTGTGTCTTTCAAAAGTCCAGATTCATCCAAGTACTTCATAACGAAGTTCATTGGGTTTGATTGGGACTTCTTCAGCTCTTCAGCAGATCCAGGTGAAAAGGTGATGTTTTTGTCGTTCAAGTTAAATTCAAAACCTTTGAACTCTTTACTAAACAATTCATCTGTCTTCTCGGTGAACCAAGATTGTCTCCTCTTGTTCTCCTCTTGCTGAGTTTTAGCAGATTCCATATATTCACGATAAGCTTTCAAACCCTCCTCTTGCTCTTGAGTTAAACCTCCACTTGACTCAAGTGGCTGCTTGAAAAACTCCTTTTGCTTTTCAAAGTGCTTTTTCGCTTTCGATAATACCTTTTTCTTTGCTAGTTTTTTCTTTTTGATTTCAGATTCATCATCAATGTCTTCATCGTACATGAAGTCTTCCATCATAATTTCAATATCATCATCATCTAAGCCCTCTTCAGTGGCTCTATAATATTCTTTTAGCAAAGAATCTTCTTCTATAGAATCAAAGTCTCTGTTCAAACGAACATAATCTTCAATTCCTCTACCTGTTTCTTTTTTGTATTTTAGGTAAGCAGATACATCATCTGGAAGTTCTGTCTCTTCTCTCTTAGACATTATCTCATCAAACGAGTTAATCTCCCTTCCGTACTTGTTACCTAAAAACTGTAGAACTTTTTCTTCGGTCAATGAATTATCTTCGCTTTCAGTAGCCTCTTCTGTTTCTTCAACAGCTACTTCCTCTTGTTGCTCTTCGTGCTTGTCAAGGATTTCTTGCTCTCTTTCAGCTAAAGACTTTTCTTCATTGTCACCTAATTCTCTTACTTTAAATTCCATTTCATTATAATTTTATACAAAGTTAATAAAAAATTTTTTATCTAGGATTAAACTCCGCCAAATCGAATCCATCTAGACTATCTTCGTTAGACTCAAACTTCTGTGGAGGCAGGTTGTTCTTCCTTTGGTTTATAAGTTTTGACTGCTCCGAGTTCTGTTGGCTAATCCTTTTAGACTTAGCATCTTCTCTAGACTGCTCTCTTCCAGAGAGAGCTTCGTTCTGCATACTATGTATCTGTTGGTTATATTGGAACTCTTTCTCCATTAGCATTCCTTTAATCTCTGCTTCCGCTTTCATCTTCTCAATGTTCATAGCCACCTCTGCTTGTAGTATCTGCATCTTAGCACGAGTCTCCATCTCTAACTTCTGCATCGCTGTCTGTGCTGCAAGCTGCTGAGACTGCTGTTGTATTTGAGACTGCATCGCTTGTTGTTGCATCGCCATCTTTTCTTCACGCTCTTGCTTTGCAGTCCTCTTTACTTTTAAAAGCTGATTGGCAAGTTTTATGTTCTTTATCTCTCTGATGTCTATAGCATCCTCAAGGTTTATATCTCCTTTAGATAGTGCCATTTGAATATTAGCCTCTAGCTGTGCTTGCTCCTCTTCGTCTGGAGACACCTCTATGAATATACCAAAGTCGTAGATATACAAATCAGAAATTTCGTTTAGTATACTTACGTTGTACTTGCCAATCTTATTAGCAAAGTCATCTTTAAAATCAGCATACTCTAAGATGTCAGCTATTCTACAAGATACCGCCTCTGCTAATGTCTTGTATATGTATAGGCTACCATCTAATATATGTCTTGTTGCTGTATTTGAATTTAATGCAGCAAGCTTCTGTACACCAACTAAAGCATTAGGATCAGGAGTAGAGCCATCTCTTGCTTCGTTCAAACCTGTTACGTTTCTGATTTGATTTAAGTAGTGGTTGTAGTTAGATATCAGCATCTGAGTTTTTCCTGCTCCAGAGTTAGATGTTAATTGCTGAATTGGAACTCTTGCGTTATTAAACTCTCCATCCTGTGTATAGCTCCTTCCGATTACACTACCTGTTTGGAAATATAATCTAAGTGCATCTTCAGGATTATATGCAGCACCTGTACCAAGGTCTACCTCGTTTAACCCATCAGCATCTATAAACACACCATCTGGAACTACTCTAGCAATAACCTGCTGTAGTTTCAAGTGTGTAATTTGAATAAGGTCAGCAAAAGGTATCATCCTTCTTACTAAAGACTCTACAACACCCTTATACATCCTTGGGGCTGAAGCTATATAGTTTGGCATAGCGTGTTGAGAGGAAGACTTAGGTCTTACCATATTCTCAGCAAGCTCCCATTTAAGAATAATATTAGTCCCCATAACCATAATACCCTCGTACCAAACATCAATGGTCTTTGATATTTTTTCAAAGTTACCTTCCTCCATCATCTCTTCAGGTGGATTGAACTGATCATCTTTTTCTATAATTCTTGACCCACCACCCTCAAGTATTTTCTTTTTATAAACAAACTTCTTAGTGGTTTTGTAGTTAAAGTATAGGAGTGTACAAGTGTCCTTATAGAATATATCATTGTCATAGAACTGAGCAACATTATAGTAGTCGTACCAACTTTGACTATACTCAGATATTTCTTTTAGGTCTTGCTGAGTTAGTGACTGATCTATTTTTAGAAGCTCTGTTAAAGGTACTGTCTTTACCTCTCCCCAATAAAAGCAATCCTTAAACTGAGGATCTTCAGTATAGCTATATACTACATTTGCAGGGTCTACATAAGAAAGCTTTACGCCTGCCCCTGGAAGAAACTCATGCTTTGCAACTCCAATACCCACTACTGTTAGGTCGTAGTCTAATCTCTTTCTTAGGTCGTAGTAGTTATTCTCTTCAAAGATAGTATCTATAGCCTCCTCTTCAGCAATCTCTATAGCTGGCTTGTAATGAAGGTTCATATACAACGAAAGCTCTTCGTCATTACTTGGAAGCTCTTCAGGTGGCATAACAAAAGGATCTACACCTGATTCATCTTTAATGATAGTCAAGATATCTTTAGAAAGCATCTGACCCTCTACCATATCTTGATACTTATTCTTTTTTGCCTGAGACAAAGCATCCTGTGCTTGAGCCTTTGCTTTAAATAGTCTATTAGACATTCCATTTACTACGATGTCTACAAACTTCGGAAGGATAGGAACAGGAGTCCAGTCTAGGTTTAGGTAAGAAAGATCCCCATCTACAGCAAGCTCATCTTTATATTTTCTTATAGACTGCTCACCTCTTGCATACAGCCTTAGATTATGGAACTGTCTCCACTGATCATAGAATCTACAATTAGAGCCATCTCTTTTGAACCATTCATACTGTATCGCTTGACCCACTTGCAATCCAAATTCTGCTGTCTTTTTTTCGGCATCAGAAACGAATTGACTAGGGAAGCCTTGTGGGGATATGTTTACTACTACCTCTTTCATTACCTTATTATTTCGCTGGTTATTCCTTTATTATTATATCTTGCAAAGTTAACACTTATTTTTGACTGCTTTTTTTCAGGTGTATATAGGTGTTTTTGATTCGCCATTATAGCAAGCCCTGAACTGATCGTAGCATCAAACTTTGTTCTGTTGTTAATGTCAAACTTAGCCCAATCTTCTAGTGTCCTGTTAAATGGCATATCTCCTATCTCATCAGAAGGTCTGTTGATAGATTCTAAATCGAATCCAACGTACTTCTCTATATACGACTCTATCGCAGAGGCATGAGCCTGTTTTACAGCCTCTGAACTATTTGGTATTCCTCCAAGCTCTTTTTCTGTCCTTGATAGCTTTGAGTATGTCTTGTCTGGTCTGTTCATACTAAACCCTCTGTAGCCTCTGTTTTTTAAATGATACAAAAGCCTGGGTTTGTTATTCTCTACCAATACGGGCATCCCATAGAACACACACGCCATGAGGACTTCTTCAAAGAATATCTCTGCTGTCTGTGGTCTAGCTACATACTGTAAGAAAAACTGATTTACAGGTGCTTCATCCATATGGAACTTTGTCATTCCATGTAACGCACCATTTGATCCACCGCCCCCTACTACTCCAGAGATGTCATAACTATCACACCCAAAAGAACCAATATGCTCATTGCCTGGATACTTCATGCCATTCTTTACATGGACATTGTTCTGTAGTCTTGAGTTCGGAGTCCAAGACACTAAGAACCTTCCACTTTTATTTGGTGTAAATATTACTCTAGAATCTTTTATTCCATTCTCCCAATAGAAGTTCCCCCTTGTCGTGATATGATCATTTATCATCGCATCATTAAAGTCTATCTGTTGGTATATCTTAGATAAATTAAATATAGACGCTTTGCTCTCATCTCTAAATGCATGAGACTCTGTCCTTGGAAACTGTCTATAAAACTCATTTAGAGCATCAGCATCTCCTTTTAAAGAATCTACTTCTGCCTCCCAATAGTCTATAGCACCCTGCTCTATCCATTCATCATCTACACCTCTTACTGGCTTCTCTGGAGTCTTAAAAACAGGCATCCCATATCTATCTATAAACCCTTCTAGATTCCACTCCATAGGTATGAATAAACTATATAGTCCAGACTTTGTCTGTCCGTTTGCGTTCCTTTTTGTAGATAATGAATCGTAGTATAGTTTCTTGAAATTAGAACCCCCTTTATCTAAGGCATTGCAGGTAGAACCCATCATACACTTACCTATAATCTTTCTACCTAGTCGAAGACAGGTCTTTGTTACCTTCCAGTTGTTTAGGATGTTATTGGGCTTTATCCACTTGCCACTCTCATCATGTGCTAAGAATAACATCTTTTCACCATCGTAAGAGTTGTCATCGGTATTCTTCCAATCTATTGTCGTATCAAGTCCATCAATGTCACTCTTCTTGTCATCGTACATATTCTTCTTGGTGATCTTTGAAGCAGGTACTCTGAACGCAAGTTCTGTCTTTGGTCTATCCATACCATCCTGTATGGGTTTAAAAAAGAAAGGAAGTTTACTTGCTATAGGAACAACTTTATCTGTAAACATCTTTTTTGCATCAGCACCTGTCTTGGACAGTATACCTATCCTTGAATCTCTTGCTAACGTACCTATGTTTACACACTCAGAAGAAGACATATACGAAAAGCCTGAACGTCTTATCTTTAGATACACTTGACCAAAGCATCTATTATCAGCCTTGCAAGCCTCCCAAAATATATAGAATATTCTGTTAGCCTCTCTAAAGTCTGGATACCCAACATCAATACTTGACCACTGCAAGTACATATAGTGAGATCCTGTTATATATGTTGGAGTACCATTGTTCATAAACCAATGCCCATAGTCTCTTCGGTCAAACTCTTCCTCTATATAATCTACCCACTTTGCCTTAAACTCATTGGGCATTGAGTTCCATTGGAATATGGAGTTTATTTTCTTTAGCTGTGCTGGCTCTTCTTCTCGCTCCCAATATTGGTCTTTTTTTGAGCTAGACCTAGAGGAGCAATAGTTTGGTGTTGCAGGGAGTGCTATCAACAGACCTTTTATGCTTATAATCTGACCTATAGTTCCATTCTTAGATATGACTACAATATCATACTCTTTGTTGTAGCCATAGTCCCAAACCTTACTGCGATTCTTTCTTTTTATCACAGCAGGATCTATATAATCATCTACTACAAGGTATAAACTATTTTGATCTTCGTTCTGCAAATCCTTGCTTTGTTTTTATGTTTTCAGCAAATTTTTTAGTAGAGTCTATTTTACTTTGTTCTTCTTCTATTTTTTC